GGCTCGCCCCGGATGATCTCTGTGGCGTCGCCGACGAGATCGAGGCCAAAGGCGGTGCCAAGTGGGTCCGGCTGGTTCTGCCGATGGAGTACAACCGCTCCCTCACGGTCAAGACGCCCTGGTTCGAGGATCCGCGCAAGGACGAGGGCGAGCTGCTGTTCCCCGAACGGTGGGGCCGCGAGAAGGTCGAAGAACTCAAGATCACCTCGGACTTCGCCTGGGATACCCAATATCAGCAGCAGCCCAAGGCCCGAGCGGGCTCCTACTACTTCGGTGCCGAAAGCTTTCTCGAGGCCAAGGAAGTCGGCACGCCGGAGGTGCCGCGGACCGAGCACCGGCCTTACGAGATGCCGACGATCTGCGATGCGGTGTTCGCGGTGGCCGATACGGCGAGCAAGACGGAACGGAAGCACGACGGCACCGGTGTCGTCTATTACGCCTACCAGCGGTATCCGACCCCGCTCCTCTGGGTGCTGGAATGGGACTACAAGAAGATCCCGGCCGACATGCTGACGGCATGGATGCCGGGCATCCTGAAGCGCGGTGAGGAACTAGCGCGTTTGGTGCGGGCCCGCGCCGGCTGGACGTATTGCTTCGTCGAGGACAAGGATTCCGGCGTCGCCCTGATCCAGCACGCCCAGCGGAGAAGCTGGCGGGTCAAGGCGATCCCCTCCGAGATCACCGCCATGGGCAAGGATGGTCGCGCGCTGAGCGTCTCGGGCTACATCACGCACAAGCTGATGCGGGTCACCCAGCCGGCCTTCGACCACGTCTGCCAGTTCAACGGCAGGACCCGGAACCACTTCTTCTATCAGATGACGCACTTCCGGATCAAAATGAGCACGCCGGAAGATGAAGACGAAATGTTTGACTGCGGATGCTACGGGCCGGCGCTGGCGTTCGGCGACAAGCAGGGATTCTGACCCAAGGCCGGAAGCGCTAACAGACCGAGCCCGTAGCATACGCGAGCAATGGAGGCTCTGATGGCGGTTACAGCGGAAGAGCCTTGGCTGTTGGCTCAGTTAACGATCGACAAGAAGCGCGTCATTGATTGCAACAGCCACGACTTTCCCGGCATGACTCGAGACGAGTGCATCTGTGCTGGGTTTTTGCTGATGAAGGCGCTGCTCAAGAACATGAACGTCGACGTCAAGGATTGCGGCCCGCACATCTTAGAGCAGGTCGAGGTGATGATAGAAGTCAATGATTGCTCTGCTGTCTTCCGCCGCGGCGAGAGATTGAACTAGCAGAGGTAGTCAGGGCGACAGGGGAGACCCGGTCGTCACGTCGCTGGGAGGGCCAGCCATCCAGGTCAAATTCGGACCTGGCTGCAAGACCCTCCCGGCTGCACTAAATCGATGCGCGGTAGATCAGTGGTAGATCGCCTGGCTCATAACCAGAAGGCCGCGGGTTCGACTCCCGCCTGCGCTACCAACCTTCAGGAGGACGAGCATGAGCTGGAGCGTCGGCGCCACCGGCAAAGCCGGGGAGATCAGGGCCAAACTGCGCGATGACCATGCCGCAGCGATCAGCGACAAGACGCCGGCGCAGGAGGCGCATGTCGTGCAATATGCGGCGCGCGCCGTCGAGGCCGCCGTCGTCATCCTGCCCGAGGACATGACGGTCAAGGTCGAGAGTTCAGGTTCGTGCAGCGTGGTCGACGGCAAGGTCGAGAGCTGCAGCTTGAGCATCAAGGTCGAGCCGGTCAGGAACTAGGGCAACAGCCTTGGCGACGATCGCCCTCAACGCCTCTTCACTCAGCCCGGAGCTGATGCTCCTGCTGGGTGAAAACGAGGGCATCAGGCCCGGCAGCCAGCCGAGCTACCAACTCTGCAAATCGATCTATCTGGCCCATCCGTGGGGCAGCAAGATCGTCGACAAGCCGATCCAGATGGCCCAGAGCCAGCCGCGTGAGATCGCAATCCCGGCGGCGCCGGAGATGGTGAAGGCGGCCTACCTCCGCGAGTGGAATCGGACAGCCTACGGAAAATCGATCCGCAACCTAGCGCGCACCGCCCGCATCTACGGCATCGGCAGCCTGGGTACCATGATCGTCGGTGAGGATCCCGCGAAGCCGCTGGACCTCATGTCGTTGTGGAAGAAGGAGATCAGCTTCAACACCTTCGACCCGCTGAACACGGCGGGCTCCCTGGTGCTCAATCAGGATCCGCTGGCGATCGACTTCCAGCATCCCGTTGCGATCCGCGTCGGCGGCAAGGCGTTCCATCGCACTCGGTCATGCATCATGATGAACGAGGCCCCGATCTACATCGACTACCAGGCCTCAACGTTCGGCTTCACCGGCCGCAGTGTCTACCAGCGCGCGCTGTACCCGCTGAAAACGTTCATCCAGACCATGCGGACCGACGATCTCATCGCGGTCAAGGCTGGCGTGATCGTTGCCAAGCAGGAGCAGCCCGGTTCGATCATCGACGGGGCGATGCAGTGGCTCTACGCCCAGAAGCGCAACCTGCTCGGTGAAGCCAAGACCTCGGACGTGCTCGGCATCGGTCTCAACGAGGCCATCGAGACCCTGAACTTCCAGAACCTGCAGGGCCCTTACGAACTGGCCCGCAAGAACTGCATGGAGAACGTCGCCTCAGCAGTGCCGATGCCGGCCAAACTGCTGAACGACGAGACCTTTGCCGACGGTTTCGGTGAGGGTTCGGAGGACGCCAAGGCGATCGCGCGCTTCATCGACGGTCTCCGCGAGGACCTCGACCCGGCCTACAAGTACATGGAGACGATCTGCTTCCACCGGGCGGTCAACCCGGAGCTCTACAAGCTGGTGCAGAAATTCCACCCGGAGGAGTACGGCTCGAGGCCGTTCGAGGAAGTCTTCTACGAGTGGCGCAACAGCTTTCATGCCACCTGGCCAAACTACCTCAGCGAGCCGCCGAGCGAGTTGGTCAAGGTCGATGATGTGAAGCTTCGGGCGCTGATTGCGTTCCTGGAAGTCCTCATGGGTCAGCTCAGCCCGATGAACAAGGCCAAGCTGATCGAATTCGTGCAGGACAACATCAACGAAATGAAGTTGCTGTTCAACGGCCGTGATCTCGACCTCGATCTGGAGGACATCGTCAGCTACGTGGCACCGCAGGGCGCCGGCGACGAGTTCAAGCCCGAGCCGGAGACGCTGTCCCGTTCGGACAGCATGGAAGAGTTCAAGGCGGCTGTGCTACGGTATGTCGAGAGCCGGCCCCGGCCGGTGGAGCACAGAAAGAGCGCGTGATGATGGTTTTGCGCGAGCGGATAGTCTTCAGCCCCGATTATCGCTGGGACCGACGTGAAGCTCGCCAGAGATTCTATGCCGGTCACCATCAACGACGCGAAATCTGGTCCGATGTCTGGCAATGGTTGAGCGTGCGGGCTCGATCTGGCTTGGAAAGCTGGACGTGAGCACCGCCGAAGACATCACCGCCGACGTGCACGAGAGCCTGAAGCAGGCCCGGAGCGCCCAAGTGGCGTACTGCGAGGCGCTGACGGAATTCGAGGTCGCGTGCATGGCGAACGACGACATCTTGATCGAGACCTGCCGGGCCAAGGTGCTGGCCTGTGCCGAATCGTTCCTCGAGCATCACGCCGCGGCTTACCGCCGGATGCGGGACGCGGCGAAGGGCTAGGAGAAGAAGCACATGGCCGAAATCTTCAGCGTGCCGGGCTCGGACCCCGACACGCCGCTTCGCTACGACCCCGACAAGATCATGAACCCGCCGTATGGGGTAGTCCTTCAGGTCGGTGATCTGCCGCGCGCACCGCGCGTCGAGGCCCTGTCCGGGGCGCGCCAGGCGCAAGCATTGATGCTCGCACAGTTCCCACTGGACCCGCTGCGGCTCAGCGCTCGGAAGCCGTCACGGTCGACCAAGCTGAATGCGGCGCAGCGCCGGGCAGCGAAGATCGCGGCGGGCAAGCTGAAGGTGACCGCGGACGGGCGGTTGTCGGGATGAGCGACACCCTGAACTTTCGGCGGATCAATTTGGCGGTCTGCGGGGCGCTCGGCATCGATCCTGCGAAGACGCAGCGGGTGGAGCTTGCGTTCGGCTCTCGCGAATCGTCGATCAAGGTCACCAGTTGGGTGACCAACGAGAAGGCTGAAGCCTTGGGCGCAGTCCTCAAGGAATTCCGGCTGGCCCCGAAGGAAGACGCGCCGCCGGGCGATGGCTGACCCCACCTTCGCCGAGGTGCTGAAGTCCGCCATGGACGACGTCGAGCGCCGAGGCTTCCTGAGCATCGAGCAGGTCAAGGAGTGGGAGCGACGGCTGGCCGAGGCGTTGCGGCGTTCGTTCACGCCGGACGCCGTCATGAAGACCATGGTGGATCGCGCGCTGGTACGGCTCTACGAGCAGATGGTCGACCAGGCCAAGATCCTGAAGTTCCATCCCGGCGTGCCGCGCTTCACGCTGGAGCGCATCAAGCCCCATCTCCGGCCCGAGCTCGACAAGCGCATCGCGTTGAGCCTCAACCTGATCCGGCTAAACAAGGAGTCGGTCGTTTCGAAGATGCAGCAGCGGTTCTCCGGCTGGGCGAGCAGCGTGCCGGCCGGTGGCAGCGATCACAGCAAGGCGCGGGAAGCCAAGGACACGCTGAAGAAGGGGCTGTCTGGGCTGCGTTTCGAGGAAAGGCGAGTTTTGATTGATCAGGGGGCGAAGTTAGTCTCTTCGATAAACGCAACGCTGGCCCAGCAAGGCAACGCAATTGCTGCAGTGTGGCGGAGCCACGCGCATCAGCAAAATTATGATTTCAGGGTGCAGCACGCAGCCTACGAGGTCGAGAGTCTGCGCAGGCCGTTCCTGGTGCGAGATTCATGGATCATTAAGGACGGCTTAGTAAAGACGACGGGCGCTCGCTACACCGACGACGTCGAGCAGCCGGCCGAATTGCCCTTCTGCCGCTGTGCATGGTCCTGGAAATACAACTTGAGACAACTCCCTCGCGACATGCTCACGAAGCAGGGCGAGGAATTCCTGGAGAACGCAGCGCGGAAACGCGCCGCCCTCGCCTAGGAGACTTCACAACATGGCAACTCTTCCGTTCCAGCCTTCGGCTGCGAGCAACTTCGGCCGCGCGGCGGTTGTCACCTTGGACACCGCGTTCACGTCTCGCGCGCTCTATGTCGGCGTGTCCGGCGATATCACCGGCATCCCTGCCGGGCAGGACAACGCCGTGCTCTTCAAGGCGGTGCCCGTCGGCATCTTCAACGTGGCGATGACCCAGGTGAACACTTCGGGGACCACCGCGACCAACATGCTGGCGCTGTCCTGACGCGATGATCGTGCAGTTTCGCAGCCGCAAGCATGAGCGGTTGTGGTTCCGACCGACCGAGGAAGAGATCGACGGGCTGACCTGCCCATGCGGTGGGGAATGCCTGCGATCGGTGCTTGCCCATCAGGGCGTCCTCGACAAGCTGCGCGATCTCAAGGCCGTGAAGGCGAAGGGGAGTTGTTGAATGCCACTCCTCAAAGGCAAGTCGAACATCGGCCGCAACATCGCTGAGCTTGTTCGATCGGGCCACCAGCAGAAGCAGGCCGAGGCCATCGCCGAGCGCGTCGCCCGCGGCGACTACAGTGAAGTGGAGAACCTGATGGCCGCTGACACCCGCGACGACGGCAAGGAAGGTCCCGCGCTGGAGACCGCCGTCGCCGAGATGGATGCTCTCGTCGGCGCCGTGCGAGAGGTCGCGCAGAAGGTCGACGCCATGGAGCAGCGAAAGGACGCCCCGCAGTGACGATCCGCGCGGCCGGCATCCTTGTCCTGTCGAAGCAGGGCAAGGCGCTGTTCCTTCAGCGTGGCGCCGGGAGCGATTTTCCCGGGGCATGGTGTTTTCCCGGTGGCCGCCGCGACAGTGAGGAGACCGCCGAGCAAACCGCGATCCGCGAGGCCGAGGAGGAGACCGGCCGCGCGTTCAAGCCGGGCCAGCTGAAGCTTTGGACTCGCTCGCTGCGGCCGCAGGCTCCGTCACCGGAGGTCACGCCGCCACAGGGCGAGATGGTGGACTTCACCACCTTCCTGGTGCGGGACGAGGAAGAGTTCGAACCCGACATCGAGAAGTCCGGCGAGCACACCGGCTATGCATGGGCCGACATCAACAATCCGCCGCAGCCGCTCCATCCCGGCTGTGCGGTAGCACTGCGTCGCTTCACGATGGACGACGAGCTCCAGGTCGCCGAGGCAATCCGTGACGGCGAGCTGGTCAGTCCGCAGGAATACGGCAACATCCATCTCTTCGCGCTGCGCATCAGCGGTGTGGGGACAGCCTTCCGCGGCGCCAAGCGCGACGCCGACGGCAAGATCGTGCAACCGCCCGAGGTCGTGTTCCGGAAGCCGGACTACTACACCAGTCCCGAATTCCTGACGCGGGCACAGGGCCTCCCGGTCATCGTCATGCATCCGGACGAGGCCATTCTCGACAGCAAGCAATTCGCCGAACGTGTCATCGGCGCGCTGATGATCACGTATCTCCGGCCCGATGATGACGGCCGGCTCGAACCTTGGGGAATCGCCCGTGTCTACGACGCGGCAGGAGCAGCAGCCCTCAAGGAGATGAACCTGTCCACCAGTCCGGGCGTCCTGCTCGGCAAGGACGTGCAGCTGCTCACCCTTGAAGGCGGAACGAGGGTGATCGTGGAGGGCAAGCCCGATTTGCTCGACCACCTGGCCGTGTGCCCTCACGGCGTCTGGGACAAGGGCGGCGAACCAAACGGCGTAGACAACATCCACACCAGATTTGACGGAGACGACGACATGAAGGTGAACCTGAAGCGTATCGATGGCGAGACCGATGCCGGCTACAAGGCCCGCTGCGACGAGGCCGAGGCGCTGCTGCTGGCGCGCAAGGACAGCGCCGGGGACGAGAAGCTCAATCAGCTGCTCGAAGGCATCCAGGGCGTGACCAAGATCGTCGGCGATCTCAAGGCCCGCGTCGACTCCATGGAGGAGAAGGAAAAGAAGGACGCCGCGGAGGAGGCCGACAAGAAGAAGGCCGACGCCAAGCGCCGCGCCGACACCTTCAAGTTCTCCAAGAAGGACGCCGCCGAGAGCGATGACGACCACAAGGCCAAACACGACGCCGAGGAGAAGGCGCTGTGCGACGCCATGATGGAATCGGGTGATCCCGAGGACGTCGCGACCGACAGCGCGAAGCGCCGCCGTAAGGACGCCGAGGACATCGACAAGGCTGAGGAAGAGGCGGCCAAAAAGAAGGCCGATGAGGACAAGATGAAGGACGATTCCCGCAAGGACGCCCAGACCATCGCCGAGCTGCGCGACGGCATGGCCAAGCTCGAGGCGCAGATCAAGGGCGCCATCGCCGGCCCGGCCGACGCCGATCGCTCCAAGCTGCTGCAGGCTCAGCACCGCTTCGACTCCGTGCACCAGGGCTTCGGCAACAATGCCCGCGCGCCCTTGTTGGGCGAGTCCCTGCACGAGTACCGGCTGTTCAACCTCCGCGCGCTGCAGAAGCACTCGCCGGTGTGGAAGGACATGGACATCGGCCTTATGGCGGTCAACGACGCCTATCTCGACATGGCCGAGGAGCAGATCCTCGCCGCTGCCAAGGAAGCCGCGGCCAATCCGAAGGACATCCCGGCGGGTCAGATCATGATGCGGTCGCGGCAGGACGGCGGCCACACCTACAACGAGTGGTACGGCGAGCCCGCGGCATGGATGCGCAATCTGGCCGGTCCGGTCGGCAAGCGCGCCGTCGGCAACTTCAAGGATGCGCGCCCCGGCGCCCGCCGCGGCGCCTGATTCCTAGTAGCAACAGAACAAGCGCGGCCGGCAGATGTCGGCCGCATTCCCCTCTTAGGTCATAGGAGACCCAACGAATGTCGACTGTCGGCTTCAATCCCTTCGTCACCACGGTCGGCAACGCCGGCCTTTTCAGCGCCACCTCTGTGGGCGGCCGGCAGGGCACCGCCTATGCCGATCCGTCCTCGGTCTACCGTCTGCGTGGTGGCATCCTTGCGGCAACGGAAACGCTCCCGATGTGGGGCGGCGTCGCGATCTACGAGGACGTCCCGCTTGGTGGCGTCGCCCAGCCCAGTGCTACCCTGGGCGTCACCGTCGGCCGTGCGAACGGTCTCACGGGCTCCAAGGCGCTGGCGGGCTTCAGCGTGTTCAGCCAGAACTTCGCCGGGGTCACGACCCCGCAGTCGCCGGTTCCGCTCAACTATCCCGGCGGTCAGGTCAACTCCTATGCGTTGGGCTCCAACGCCCGCATCTGGGTCAAGGCCGACCAGAACCTGGTAAGCCTGCGCGGCGGCCCGATCGGCGCCAACGTGTCGTGGGACTTCGTCAACCAGCTCCTGGTCCCCTACATCGGCACGCTGACGATCTCCAGCGGCACCTACAACAGCACCACGGGTGTGGTCACGCTGACGATGAGCGCTGCGGTCGGCTTCAGCGCCGGCGATGCCATCGTGGTCAGCAGCCTGACGGGCACCGGCGCCTTCGCCAGCCTCAATGGCACGTTCACCGCGCTCAGCGCCTCGGGCACCACGGTCACCTACAACGCCGGCGCCAGCCTCGGTGCGGCGACGATCACCGGCGGCAGCCTGACCCTCGGCTCCGGCGCCAGCGTCGCGCTGCCCGTCAAGGTGCTCGAGGTGATCCAGACCAATTGCGAGACCGTGAACTACGATCCGGTCACCGGCTTCGCGACGTGGAATTTCAACGACGCCGCCGCGGTCATCCAGCTGTAGCTAACCGCGGCCGATCCCCCCTCTCTCCCAATCAAGGAAACCCATAGATGAGCATTCAGGCCTCGTCCTTCGTGACGCTGAACCCGTCCTACATCGAGCCCGAGTTTCTGCGCCAGCAGGTCCAGGCCTCGGGGTTCATCGAACTGCTGTCCGACGGACAGCTCCGCACCCGGCTGGAGAGCGACTCGCTCCTGGTCTACGCCAAGCAGCTCAACCTCCGCACCAAGGTCGCCTCGGGCCAGAGCTCATACAATGAGCTGCCCTCGGTGGACATCCTGGCGTCGATGATCTCGACCCCGACCTATCTCCTGCGCGTCGGCAACCAGTACGATCACCACGACGTGCAGGCCGGCGGCCGCTGGGGCTACTCCGTGGTCGAGGAGTACCGCAACGGCATGTGGCAGGGGAACTACCAGCTCGCCCGTGACGCCTGTCTCTACGGCTTCCATCCCGAGAACGGTGAGGGTCTGGTCAACGCGCCGGGTGCCACCGCCATCAACCTGCCGGCGGACAGCTTCGGCAACGATACCGCCCGGACCTACGACAACGGCCAGATGGCCTTCTTCCTGTCGCAGCAGATCCTGGCGCTGAAGACCGCCACGATGCAGCTCGGCATCGGGCGCAGTTTCACCATCCTCGGCCCGCAGCGCATCCTCGGTCTCTTCGAGTACAATGTCGTCCAGGTCACCCAGTTCCAGCGCGAGGGCGCCGGCACGGCCTCGACCCGTGGCACCGTCAAGGAGATCTTGATGGACAACGGGGACGATCTGATCTGGGTCTACGACGACACCCTGATCGGCAAGGGCAACGGCGGCAACGATCTCGTCATGCTGGCGATGCCCGAGGTGGCCGTGCCGAAGGCCGGCACCCTGAACACCAACCTCTGGGGCGGTGGCGCGCCGAACTGGGCGGCCTGCACGACCCAGTACTGCGACAAGGCCGCACCGACCGAGATCATCTCGCCGATGGCGATGGGCATGACGCACTTCATGATGGAGTGGCGCATCTCCAGTGGCTGGGCGCCGCGCTATCAGGCGCTGATGCTGATCTCGATGGCCTACTAGGCCTGCATCATCCGGGGCGGTCTTCGGGCCGCCCCCTCACCAGCAGAAGGAGAAGAACGACATGGCCTACCTCTACGTCGGTAACTGCACCCTGCAGAAGCAGATCGTTTGCTACCGACTGGACTTCGACAAGCACGGCAACCTCGACGCCGAGGACAAGTTCCGCGGCCACAAGCAGGAGGAAATCCTGCCCGGTCGCCAGATCCAGCTGGGCGGCGACCTCCACAAGGCGCAGATCATTTCGATTATCGACCAGCTCGAAAAGAACGGGATGAAGCGGCACGACGCCGTCAGCAAGACCACACCGTTCACCGTGCCCTACATCTACCGCGAGGACACCCCGATACCGGCCGATGCGATCAACCGGCAGCGGCTGATCAACAACGGCATCCACGAGAAGCAGGGCTCCGAACGGCGCCAGGCCGCGGCGGTCGGTGTGAACAAGGCCGTGCTCGATGCCGCCAGCATCGCA